CTATGCGACAAGAACTTGCAAAGCAGACTCTTGAATACTCTAAGCAAGGTGCTTCACTTGAACAACAAGCCAAGCTTGCAAAGCAACAGTTTGAAACTGCTCAACTGCAATACGGTGAGAACAAAGCGGCAATGGAAGCTAAGGCAAAAGAAGTGCAAGCTGCCGCTGAAGAAGAGCGCCGCAAGGCCGCTGCCGCTGAAGCATCTGCACTGAAGGCTCGCACTCGTGGTGGTCGCAGATCTTTGTTGTCTCAAGAGCGCATGGATTCTGAGCTTGGCATTAGCTCAACAACCCTTGGCGCAGGAATGATGGTGCAGTAATGGCAACACAATATCAAAAACGAATGGCTGCAAGACGCAGTACATCTGATATTTCTCGACTTGCACAACAGTATCAGCAAGAAATTGCTGGTGTTACAGGTCAATATGAGACTGAGTACGCAAAATATTCACAGGCTGTCAATGAAAAAATGAAGCCTTTTGAAGAAGAAATGACAAAGTACCAAAGTACTGTTATGCCTGCGTATGAATCTCAAATGTCTGCGTACAAAAAGAAATTGGAACAATACAACGCAACACTTGCTGAGATTGAAAAGAATCCAGTCATTGAGAAAAAAGGAAAAGAAACAAAATGGATTCCAGCACCAATTGCTGATCCATATGCCATTGGGCCACAGTACTACCCAGTTGAAGAGGAGTACACATATTACGAGCCAAGGGAAATTCCAAAGTTCACAGAGAAAGCTCCTGTTGCACCAGTAGCTCCTAAGTCACCAGCAACTGAAAAGTTTGATCAAACTCAATTTGACGAGCAACGTAAAAATATTGAACAAACATTTAAACGTGAAGTTGGTGAGCGCCGTGCCGCTAGGCTTGGTGCTGTCTCTCGCAAAGCAACACGACCACTACTTGGTGGAGCAAAACCATGAAGGAAGTTTGGGATAAACCAAGACCAAAGGACTTAGGTAAGTCTAAGCCGCTTTCTCCAGTTAAGAAACGCAACGCCATGCGCCGTGCCGCTAAAGCAGGTAGACCATATCCAAATTTGATAGACAACATGGCGGCGGCAAAGGAAAACAAATGAAAGACAGCAAAACAAAAATGCAAGAAAAGGTTGCCAAGGTTATGCGTGAGTACAAAGCTGGCAAGCTCAAAAGCTCCAGTGGCGACAAGGTAACCAATCAAAAGCAAGCCGTGGCTATTGCCATGTCTGAAGCTGGTGTTAAACAAAAGAGCAAATAATGGCAACCCTGTTAGTTACTCGTGAGTCAGAAAACCAAAAGGCGCAGTTTGTTGCACTGACCCACAAGAACAACGCTGGCGAGCAAGTAATTGCTGGCGCTGATGCGCCTGTCATTGTTGTTGATGTCAATCACCAGCGCAATCACGATGGCAGAGCATTCTTTGCGTACAAGCTTGCACCAGATTCTGCACCGTTGGCAGCAAACGCAAGCATTGACATTGTGTTGGCTTCACCTGCTGGTGTGTTTCCGCATTTGACTCTTGATGGATTGTGTTTGGGTGATGCGGAGTTGTACGTCTACGAAGGAACGGCAACGACTGGTGGCACTTCATTTACGCCGATCAACCGAAATCGCAATTACGCTGTCAGCAATCCAAGCCAAGTAGCAATGGTCATCAATCCAACCGTTACATCACTTGGAACTCAACTTGATGCGCAAATTATTCCTGGCGGTGTTGGCAAGAAATCTGCTGGTGGTACTGCTGGCTCACTTGAATATGTGCTGAAGCCATTGACAAATTACTTGTTCCGCTTGACAAATGTGAATGGTACAAGTCACGCTGCATTTATGGCATTGGAATGGTACGAATAAAGGGAAATCATGGAATACGATAAAAAAGCACCTGGCGGCATGCGCCTCAGTCCTGAGCAAATCTTGAAGCGCCAGCAAATAGCGCAGACAAAGAAGGACGAATTCCAACAACTCTATCAAGACGCATATGAGTTTGCCTTGCCACAGCGCCAGCTATACGGTGTGTGGGAAGGTGGCTCTGTTGGTGCTAAGAAGATGCAACGAGTCTTTGACTCTACTGCCATTAACTCTACCCAACGGTTTGCCAATCGTTTGCAATCTGTCGTGTTTCCACCTCAGCGCAAATGGGCAAAGCTGGAAGCTGGTAGTCAAATTCCGTTTGACAAAAAAGCTCAGGCACAAGCCATCTTTGATCAGTACTCTGATGAGATGTTCACCGTCCTGAAGCAATCCAACTTTGACATTGCCATTGGTGAGTTCTTGCTGGACTTGGCTGTGGGTACGGCTTGCATGATGGTTCAGCCTGGCGATGATGTCAATCCAATCAACTTTATTCCTGTTCCACTCTTCTTGGTCAGCTACGAAGAAGGCGCAAATGGTCAGGTTGACAACGTCTACCGCCGCATGCGCATGAAGGGTGAGGCTATCCAGCGCCAATGGCCTGATGCCGAGATCCCAGAAGAGATGCAACGCCGCATTGAGAACAAGCCAACAGACGAGATTGAGTTGCTGGAAGCCACCATCTATGACGCAAACCGTGGTGACTATTGCTACCATGTGATTGACCGTGTCAGCAAGAACGAGATTGTCTACCGCCGCCGCAAGATGTCTCCATGGGTGATCAGCCGATACATGAAGGTAGCTGGTGAGATCTATGGTCGTGGGCCTTTGATCACTGCATTGCCCGACATCAAGACGCTGAACAAGACCAAAGAGCTGTTGCTCAAAAACGCATCGTTGGCTGTGGCTGGTGTATATACAGCGGCAGATGATGGGGTGTTGAATCCCAATACTGTCAAGATCGTCCCTGGCGCAATCATCCCAGTTGCCCGAAATGGTGGGCCACAAGGCCCTGCTTTGCTGGCTTTGCCCCGATCAGGTGACTTCAACGTCAGCCAATTGATCATCAACGACATGGTGCAGAACATCAAGCGCATCTTGCTGGATGAATCGTTGCCACCAGACAACATGAGCGCCAGATCTGCTACTGAGATCGTTGAGCGCATGAAGGAGCTGGCTCAGAACTTGGGTTCAGCCTTTGGTCGTCTGATCAATGAAACCATGATTCCGTTGGTTGCCAAGATCCTTGAGGTCATGGACGAGCGTGGCTTGATCGATATGCCTTTGCGTGTCAATGGGCTGGAGGTCAAGGTTGTGCCTGTGGCTCCATTGGCTATGGCTCAGAACATGGAAGAGGTCAATGCCATCATGCAGTTTATGCAGATTGCACAAGGGCTTGGCACAGATGGTCAGTTGGCTATCAAGGGTGATGTGCTGGTTGACTACTTGGCTGACAAGCTGGGTGTACCTGCAGCGGTCAGGAATACCAAGGCTGAACGTGCTGTGCTGATGGAAGACATGCAGAACCAGCAGATGCAGCAGGCTATGGCACAGCAACAACAGATGGCTATGGAGGCTCAGGGAGCCTTGCCAGCACCAGAAGGTGCAATGTAATGTCATGGGAAGAACTAGAGTCCATAGGACAGCCTACAGATGTCAGGGAAGTCGAGCAAAAGAGGGAAGACCTTGCCAGACTTACCCTGCGGGTCTTTGGCACTGAGGATGGCTTGAAGCTGCTCCAGTGGCTCAAGGATATGTATGTGAATGTACCTGTCGCCGTGCCAGGCACAGACCCATCGCATGCCTACTTTGCTGAAGGGCAAAGGAACGTAGTGAGGGAAATTGAAGCACGGATTAACCAAGCGAGGAAAATTTGACCACTGAAGCAACAACTGACCAACCCGCATCCAGCGGCCTATTGGACAATGTGCAAGTGACTGATGAAAGCACTCCATCAAACCCACAAGCCGTAGAGATCGAACATCGATCTGACACCACTGCGGCTACCAGTACAGCGCCTACAGGGGCAGATGATCCCTTAGAGCGTCCTGACTTCTGGCCTGAGAACTTCTGGAAGAAAGACTCCAACGAGCCTGATCTAGAAGGCATTGCCAAGAGCTGGTCAGATCTGCGTAAGCAAATCAGCCAAGGCAAGCACAAAGCGCCAGCAGACGGTAATTACGACATGAAAGCCTTTGGCGACAATGCTGAAGCCAATCCAATTGCCACAACCCTGACCAACTGGGCAAAGGAAAATGGCTTATCCCAAGCGGCATTTGACGACTTGGTAGGCAACCTGCAAACTCAAGCGCAAGAGATCATGGGCGCTGACATGATAGACCCAGCGGAAGAGCTGAAAGCCCTTGGCCCTAATGGGAAAGCCATGGTAGACGGCATGGTGAACTGGGCTAGGGGACTGGTCAACAAGGGTGTTTGGTCACCTGATGACTTTGAAGAGTTTAAGATCATGGGCGGTACTGCTCGTGGAATCAGGGCTTTGATGAAGGTCAGAGAGTCTTACGAGGGCAGGATTCCAATTGAGTCTGCACCATTGCCAGGCGCAGCGAGCAAGGATGAGCTTTACCAAATGGTTCAAGATCCTAAGTACAAGACTGACCCCGCCTACAGACAAAAGGTTGAAAAGATGTTCCAAGCGACATTCAAGTAGAATCTCCAAGGCAAGCAGTTGCCCTTTGCCCCTACTTGCGTGGGGGCTTTTTTTCGCCTATACTGATTGTGTTGTCGTAGTGGACAGCATTAATTAAGCCTCTTACTCATACGCCTCGCCCTGTTATTGGGGTTCCACTACGGGGCGTAGTAGTAAGGGGCTTTTTCATTGCCATACTCTTCATCCGTACTCCAGACGATACTAGTGGGTCTGCATGGACTGCTTGGAAGAAAACACAGGGCTTGGATTACACCCCCAAGATAACCCTACTAGCCTGTCAGCGAGGGACTAGGGTAGATATTGGTACATGGGTGGGACAAGCCAATATCGGATGAATCGCTGCCTCAAGGGTACTCTGGCTAGAGCATTAATTTATGCTCCCTGCGGGAGAGGGATGGAGTCAATGGCTACCACCCTTGGGGAACCTATGCCAAAATAAATGTTGACACACTGGAAAAAGTGATATATATAATGTAAGCATAGGCATATCTGGCAACAGACCCTTAACCGCAGTGGATACTGAAGATTGGCTGGCTTAACCAGCAAGCATATGGCCCTGACTCTCAGGCTTACCGTGGCGAGAACCCTGATCAATTAACTTAATGAGGTATTCAAATGAGCGTTTCTCTATCCAACGCCTTTGTTACTCTGTTCGATGCGGAAGTCAAGCAAGCCTACCAAGGTAAGGCAATGCTGGTTCCAGCGGTTCGCCAGCGTCGTGGAGTCGAAGGTTCTACTGTAAAGTTCCCCAAGGTCGGTCGTGGTGTTGCCACTGTCCGTGTTCCCCAAACTGATGTCACACCTTTAAACGTAGCATTCAGCACCGTCACTTGTACGTTGGCTGACTTCAATGCTGCTGAGTACAGCGACATCTTCTCCCAAGCTAAAGTCAACTTTGACGAGCGCCAAGAATTGGTGCAAGTTGTTGCTGGCGCTATGGGTCGCCGTCAAGACCAAATGATTCTGGATGCCTTGACTGGCTCTAGCACCAGCTTGACTGTTGCTAACAGCATCGGTGGTTCAACCACTAACATGAACGTAGCAAAACTGCGTGAAGCCAAGCGTTTGATGGACAAAGGTAATGTGCCACCCGATGGTCGCAATATCATCATCCACGCAAATGGCTTGTCCAACTTGCTGTCTGAAACCAGCGTTACCAGCTCCGACTTCAACAGTGTGAAAGCATTGGTGCAAGGCGACATCAACACATTCTTGGGATTCACATTCCATGTGTTGGGTGACCGTTCTGAAGGTGGCTTGGCAATTGATGGTTCTTTGGATCGTACTTGCTTTGCATTCCACAAGGATGCAGTGGGCTACGCTGAAGGTCTTGCAATGCGTACTGAGATCAACTACATCCCTGAGAAAACCTCTTGGTTGGTGAATGAAGTCTTCAGTGCTGGCGCTATTGCCATTGACGATGAAGGTATCGTCAAGATCACCTGCCGTGAAACTTAATCTAGGAGAACAACATGGCATTTTCATCTACAGGCTTTAACGCAATTGGTGGTCAATCTAAGGCTGGCAATGCTCCCGCAATCTATACCTACAGCAGTGCTGACGCTCAAAGCGTTATCCGTGCTTCTGGGTATTTCAATTCGGTGGCTTCCATTCTCAAGGTTGGCGACTTGATCTTCTGCTACTCGGCAACTGGTGGCACTCCTGTAATGTCTACCGCTTATGTGAATTCAAACACAGGTACTGTGGTTGACATCACTGACGGTGTGACCGTTACTGCAACTGACACTGATTAATCAGTAGTCAACTGAGTAGGCCAGTCACTGAGTATTCGGGGGCTGGCCTTTCTTACATTGAGAGGCGCATATGGCAGCAGGCGATACAGGAATTTCAATTTGCTCAGATGCATTGATCATGCTGGGAGCCAAGGCTATTACGTCTTTCAATGACGGTACTGATGAGTCTAGTGCTTGTGATCGCTTGTATGGCGACATCAGAGACTCTACGCTTGCCACCTATCCGTGGACATTCAGCTTTAAAAAGGTTCAATTAGCGCAGTTGCTGACAAACCCAACTTCCGTGTGGAAGTACCAGTATCAACTGCCTGGCGACAAAATCTCCAACCCTCGTGCTGTTTACAACTCAGCCAACCCTGGCAGTCCTGTGCAAAAGGATTGGGAGATTCAAGGCGATGTCTTGTTGACCAACCTGACCAGCGTCTACATTGACTACCAGTACAGCCTTGGCGAGTTTGGCATGCCCCAATACTTTGTCCAACTGCTCAAGTACATGATGGCTTGGCACTTGGCAATGCCCATTACCGAACAAACAGACAAAGCCCAATACTGGCAACGTGTTGCAGTTGGCGACATTTCAGAGAATGGTCGTGGCGGTTACTTCCGCACAGCCATGCAAATTGACGGAC